TGCGGTCATTGTCGCGTCTCCTTACGTGGTCAGCACAGCTTGCAGGAAGGCATTGCTAATCGTCGCATTGCCAGCCCAACCAAGCAGTCGAACCATTGCATCCTGGTTCATGGAGAACCGATCGGGATCGAGCGGCACCATGTTTCGGCGACTGTGCGGCCGCCAGTGGATGTAGTTCGTATTGAGGAAATACCCGGTGGAAGTCGGCGCACCGCCGACCGATGTCGTTCCGGACTGCGATGACAGCTCGGAGGGGATCGGATCAGCCGCCTGGCCTTGATAGCCACCGTCCAGCACCACATCGCTGTTGAGGTACTTGAGCGTCTGGAAGCCAAGTTCGGCGAGTTCCGGCGCCTTACTTTCGGACTGCACCCGCTGGATCGCCTGCAATGCCTGTAGGTAAAACTTATACAGGTTATTGTCGAAAACGATCAGGTCGGGGTAGTCCCGTCCACGGACGATCTGCACCCAGATGGCGTCCATGTAGGTGATGATGTTGGCTGCGTTGGCTGCCGAACCACCGTTGGTTACTGCGGAAAACGAGATGTTTCGCCAGAAAGGCCATTGGCTGCGATCGATGCCTCCCACAACTCCCGTTGCCGGACTTGCTGCGACAAGGAGTTGCAAGCCTCCGATACTATTCGCGACAGATCCGTCTCCGTAGAGCCCATTTGATAGGCCATTAAGGAAGGTTCGTTCGCCATTCTCCACCCTGCTTTCAAGAAGATCGATGATGGCCTCCTCGCCGGAGTTCTGCAACTCCTCAAGGCCGCTGATCGACACTGCCAAGGCAGCTTGCCGAATCGGGTATTCCGCCGCAGTGAACACCTGCGATGGATTGATATTGAGTGTCTGGTAACCCGAATACCACACGAACGACTGGTTGTTCGCATAGTCGAGTTCCTGCACAATGGTGCGACCACCGCCGAACGACTTGATGCGACCCTTTTTATTGAGCCGCGCCAAGAGCGCGTTGTTTCTCGAAACGTTATCCTGAAGTGATCCCGTTCGATTGCGCAGCGTGGTCGTGACGATTTCGGATAGGCCGGGTTGGGCCATTTACATCACGCCTGTTTCTGGGCGCGATACTCCTCAAAAGCTCTCTTGATGCTGTCCCGGGCCGATTCATTGCGATACTGCTTGTCCAAGCCGTTAGCAGGTGCAATGGGAGCGGGCGTACCCGTTCTCATGCTGCTGCCAGCCTTCCTGGCCTTCTCAGCAGCGGCCTTTCGTTCGGCTGCTGCTGCTTGCTGCTGTTCCTGAAAGACGAGACCACGGACCTCCGGATGAGCATGGATGGCCATGTCATAGGCTGCATCCAGGTCGACATTGCCGTCCTTGAGCGGAACGGCGCCGGACTGGATAAACTGCCCCATCAAACCGCGCACCTTCTGGTAATGCGGCTTGTCTTTGGCCCATGTCATCACGGTTTGTTCGGCCTGACTTCGCGTCTGTGTCGCAAAGTGCTGGTCGAACTGTCCGATCTTCTGCTTCAATCCGTTAAGTTCGTTCAGGAATTCAGGCGGTATCGCATTCGGTTGGGCCGCACCCTGAGTGCTCTGGAGAGCATTCGCGAAGGTTGCGGGATCGACACCATGAGATTGCATCAGGTGGACAAAGGCACGGATCTTGTCCGGCCCCGCCAAAGCCATCTGCCACTTGAACAGCTGGTCAACCGCTTGGGCCTCTTGAAACCCTAGCCGTTTGATCGTGTCCCGATAGGGAGCAACAGCGTTATCAAGCTCCTGGTATCGCGTTCGTAACTGCTCCACGCCCTTGCGTGCACCCTCTTCTATCCGTGCGAAAGCCTTCTGGGCTTCCGGCGAAAGGGTCGGCCAAAGCGTTGTTTGTTCTGCCTTCGTCAGAGACGGTGGTGGAGCGATCGCGTTCTGAGCAACCGCAACTCCTGTCAACGACGAAGGAGCTGTCTCTCCGGCTTTCTGCCCCGGAGAGGCGGCGCCTGGCTTTGCAGCCGGCGGCTTGACCTTCTCTCTTACCTCTTTGACCGAGCGCGCAATGCTCTCGCGTACGCTTTCAGGCTTTGACGGCTTATCCGGTTTGGTTTGTTCCGGCTCTGTTTCACGTGAAACAGGATTCACTTCTTCCGTACTGGAAGGCTCCGGAGTATCCGCTACCGGCTCAGCTACGACCTCATGCTCCAGATCACCGTCGGTCAAGTGTAATCCCCTTTGCCCATCTCCCAAATGCGAAGATCAGCAAGACCGCCATGGACTCGACGCAACTTCCTGGCCAGCAATCCTTCGATAATCAGCCTGCGCCACCATCCCAGATATCGTATTTCACCGTCCATTTAATCAGCAACTTCCCAATCAGTAGCCAGCAGATCGGTTTGCGAGCAGAGCCATGGTACCAAATCGCCCTGCGCGGTGAACATGTAGACGTAAGGAACCGTCATGTTTGCGCCAGCATGCGGCATCTGCAATGAAAGCCACATTCCCTTGCCATTCCAACCAGATCGACGGACTTTGTGTCGTGCGCGCATCAAAGCAATTGCTTCACCAGTATCCATTTTTCACTTATTCCCTAGCTCGCGTATCGCCCTGCGAATGTCGTCTCTGCGCTCTGACCTGCTCAACTCAATCGGCTTGCGCGGCTTCAGAAGTGTTGTCGTTTCGTTCCCTACCTCGATACAGCCATAAGCCTTTGTGGTAGACCTGAATTTTGCCTTGGAAGTGTAAAACTTGCCGTCGCACATGTTGCGCGTCGGACTCATCTCATCGGTAATGACGTAAGCAGCCGCGCCTTTGGAAAGATGTTCCAAAAGCAATGACTTGTCAATGAATCCGTTTTCATTGCTTTGGGGATGATCGGGTCTGTACACGAGTTGCATTGGCTATATCCCGTCGGTACTGGTGTTCGGTCCACCACCAAAGAAAGATCACAAACGGCGACAGCAGCATCAATAATGCTATGTCGGCGACGATCTTAACGAACTGCCTCATTTCCCCCTCCGTTAGGCTGTGGCTGTGTCATGTTCCTGTGATGCTGCGCCTGCGCTGCCTGTTCTCTTCGGCCATGCTCGGCCTGAGCGAACTGTTCATCCCTGGCCATGCGCTGCGTCTCAAAGTGGTGCTGTTGCTGCATCTGCTGTGACTTGAGTGCGCCTTCCTGCTGCTGCATATGCAGCTTCATGTTCATCTCACGCTCTTTCAGCTGCAATTCCAACTCTTTGATCTTCAACTCCATCTGCATCTTTTGCGTTTCGAACTGATGCTTTTGCTGCTGGAGTTGTGCTTCTCGTTCATCATTGGCCTGCTGGCTCTTGGCCTCTAACTGCTTAGACTGGATTTCGGCCTGCGCCTTCTGCTGCTCGGTCTTGGCCTTGACTTCCTCAGGAGAGGGCGGCTTAGGCTTGCCGGCATTAGCCTGTGCCTGCTTGGTAACCTTATCCGCATACTCATCGATCGCCGATTCTAGCTCCCGCCCGGTCCTAAACTTCCGCACACCCCATTGCAGCATCTTGGCCGCCAGAGGCGCAAAGTCAGGCGCCTGCATGACGATCTGACCGGCAGCCGTCACGAACTCGGTTACCGATGTCAGGAATTCCGTCGCATCCTGCCGCTCCACCTGCTGGTCGCCATGGACCATGGTGTCGACCTCGATGTCTATCCTGTAGCCCCTGGGGTGGTCATCCCTGAGTAGCTGGATTGCCTTCTCAATCTGCTGCAACTTTTGTTGCAGTTTCATCTGCAACTGTTGCTGTTGCATTGCCTGCTGCATTTGCTGCTGCATAGCAGGATTGGGTTGGTTGCCCGCCGGCACGACCTGCTGACCCGGAGCACCAGGAGGGACCTGTCCGGATTGCGGCGCACCAGCGGGCATTTGTGGGGCACCTTGGGGCGCCAGAGCTTGAGGGTTGACGTTCATCTCGTATACGCCACCGGGCGGATCGCCCTTTTGCAGGAAGGTGTCCAGATCGATTTCATGGTTGGGGGGCCAACCGAGCGCCTCAGAAGCCTTGAACAGGCGCTCGTCCCTATGATGGGTGACAATGCACAGCGGTTTGCCCTGAGCCTGCTGGATGGCCTCGGCAAGGCCCTGGAAGGCCCGTTCCTTGAACTGGTTGAAGCTTTCGCCGCCAGGTACCGGTTCATCCGGTTTCTCCTGGACGAAGACAGCGATCTTTGGCAGGGCTTCCTTGGTTGATGTGCCAGTGAAGTCACCGAGGTTCCAGGGGCGCAGCTTTGGAGTCAACTGTGGCTGAACGCCGAGGGTCTGACCGATGATCTGCGCAGTTTCGGCTGCGCGGTGGAGGTCGGATGATACGATTACCTGGATGCCGTACTGCTGGAGTTGCTCGGCCGCATGGTGGGCTTCCTTTCTACCTTCGTCGGCCAATGGGACGTTCGCCCAACCCCTGATCCGATCCTGCGACAGGTCGGTCTGGTTGTTGAGTTCGGTAGCGCCGTGGCGTACGACGTAGACAGGAATCATTCAGCGTCTCGTTGCCATTCTAAGACTAAAGGCCCTCGATTTATGCACTCTCCCAAAATGTAATCCTGGAGCCAATCTTGCGCCTGATTAAGCGTGACTACAGCGTTTGTTAGGCGAATATCGGCCCCGACTTTCTCAACCTCCATAATTGCATTCCGAATTGCAACTTCCGCCGGCGTGTAGAGATCGACACGGCTTCGCCTAGCCGGAGTTGTCATGCCGCAACCCCTTGTAATTGTTGCAACATTTCTGTGATGCCTTCTTCCTGAAGTATCCCGCTACTCTCGATAAGGGTTTCCTCCGAGAACTGGTGGCACATTACCTCAGAAACGAGCCGTACCACATCAGCAGCAAAGCGACCAACGTCGTTACGCTGATCGTCAATGCGAGTTCCAGCAGAATTGACTTTAAGCCTTTGAGCGCCCAGCGTTTCTCTGGCATCTGAGGTACCTCGCAGGACGTCTGAGACGCCGGTTATGCGATCCAGGTCTTCCTCGATTTCTCCTTTAACCTCGATGAGGGTCTGCATGGTTTCGATGACTTCCTTAATGGGAAGGAAGGATATGCCACCTTCGATGCCACCTTTTTCCTTATGCATCGCCCAGTTGTCGACGGGGATAAGTTCGTTTTCTACGGATTCGTCCATGAGGCGGCGGAGTGCCCGATTGGAGGCATCGTAGGTGCCGGCCACCTTGCAGGCTTTCGAGAGCATGCTGATGCGTTGGGTCAGCTCGTCGAGCTGGATAGCTTGGTCTTGCCATTCGATGTAGAACGGCACCGGTATCATGGTGTCATTCGTCATGATTGACGAGAGCGGTTCCGGACAGGGGAAGAAGCCTGTAAGTTCGAGCGGGTCGTCTTCTTGCTTGCAGAGGTATTCGTAGCCGGTCGAGACCCAATAGACCTTGCGGTCGAGTTTGTTCCAGATTTCCCAGATGACTCGGCGACGTTCATTGATGTCCTGGAAGATAGCAGTATCGCTAGATCCTGCCATGCGCTCAGCCACCGATAGCGTGCTATCCGCTTTGATTTCTTTTCCAATTTTCTCTCCGAAGAACTTGATGCACTCGCTTTTCGAAGCATAGATGCGCTTCGCTACAGCCTGGACTTCGGACCAAGTGCGGGCGCGCTTTGGAATGGTCCGAAAGTCCTTCCAGTGGATGTAGTCTACCGGCGCGCTTTCTGTTTCAAGCTCCTCACCAAAGTCTTCATCTTCATCACCAATAAGATCTCCCGCCTCATCCCGCATATCCTGCGTCTGCTTCGCCGGCATTGATGGACCAAGCTCACCAAACGTCGGTTCATAGCGCACCCATAGCTGCCCTCTGCCAGGGAGGAGATAGTCCTGGACGGCGCGGGACATGTTCTGGTGGAAGCCGTTGTTTTCGAGTTCGTAGCGAAGCGAGCGCTCAAGGATCATTGCCGAAGTACGACCGACGGGATCTCGATCGAGAAACCGCCGTTCGGCAACGGCTTGAGGACAACGGGCGTAGATCGCAGGTCGGATGATCGAATACCAGGCCCAAAGAGCGTTA